GTGAAAACTATCTGGTAGATAATGTCTATAAGTTTAAGGCATTGCTTGCATTATATAAAGAAATGCAGGCAGTGAAACAAATGGTTATAGATAAACTAGATCACTTAGAAGAGTTCAGAACTTTTGTTCAGACTGAAAATGGATATAAAGTGACGACACCTGAAGGATATGTTATGCATAAAGATGGTGACATGATTAAGTTTGTGAATCGTCTTGAATTTGCGTACAACAATTTCACCTTACAGAAACAATGGCGTTAGACGGAAAGGTTTGCTACTTCACATTTGGTAGATTTCAACCACCAACCACAGGACATAAAGAAAACTTTGCTGGTGTTAAACAAGCAGCAGGGAGGGAGGACTATCGAATTTATATTTCGCAGACTGTAGATAAGAAAGGTAGTAATCCACTCCCACCTGATAGGAAGAAACATTATATGGATAAAATGTTTCCCGAACATAAAGGAAAGATCTTTTCTGGTCCTAGAGATCCTGTTGCAATCTTACAAGATCTGATGATGGCAGGATATGATGAGGTGGTATTTCTTGTGGGTTCTGATAGAGTTTCTGCTATGCAATTCCTGCACAGGTATAACGGCAAAGATTTTTCATTCAGAAAGATTGAAATTAAATCTTCTGGAAGTAGAGATGCCGATGGAGATACCTTTGCTATCTCGGGAACTAAGATGAGAAGAGCGGCACATAAGATGGATTATAAAACCTTTAGGTCTGGTATACCTACAGCGTTAAATGACACCGATTGCAAAAAGTTAATGGTGGAAATTGCAGAGAATCTTCCTGCTAATTTTAAATAATAAATAGTTTGATAGAATTTAAGTATTAATGTACAACTTTTCAGAATACACTCAGAGAGTTTACATCCGTGAACAATATTATAATGATGAGATCTTCCCAGAAGGGATGAAAGTTCGCAATGGAAATGATCAGGTCGGCACTATTATTAGACGCGGACCTAATTATGTCATCTGTTTAGATGAAAATCATAAGACATTCAGGAGTTGGATTTCTGACATCAGCGAGGTTCATGAACTTGGCACTGATGAGACTAGAGAGTACCTTCAGGATCTTACTCCTGGTCAGAAGAAACAGCAATATGCTAAGACTAAGACTCCAGAGTGGTCTACATCTATAAATAAAAGAAAAAGTACCCAGAAAGAAATGTACAACGATAGCTATTCCGATTCATTAATTAAACGTACTGCTGATGGCATTGCTGGTGAAGAGTGCTTCGGTGAAGTTGAGAACAAGCAAGAAGTGTCTGATGAGTATTCAGCATCATTGATGGACGCTGCCGTTGCTAACCTTTCTAGAGGCGGAATCTTTGAAGGTAGCATGAAGCAAGCACGCAAGAATGTTGGTGCTGATTCATGTTGGGATGGTTATAAAGCAAAGGGCACAAAGAACAAGGGTGGTAAGGTTGTTCCTAACTGCGTTAAAGAAGAGGATCTTGATGAAAAGAAACTTGATCCCGTTGGTAAGGAAGATGGCGATGTAGATAACGACGGCGATAAGGATTCATCAGACAAGTATCTGATGAAGCGTCGTAAGGCAATCGGTAAAGCAATTGGAATGAAGAAGGAAGATCGTTCCGACTGGAGAACCGAGATGGGTCTTGAAGAAAAGTATGGTAAAAAGAAGTGCAACGAAACTAAGGAAGGCACTGATTGTGATGTTCATGGCAAAGAGTGCTGTCCCGATGTAAAAGAAGTTGAAGAAGGTTGCGGTTGCGACGGTCCTACTCCTAAAAAAATGAAGAAGTGATGATAAATAGGCTTTGAACCTTGCCATAAGATTATGCTAGCATTTTTACTTCCACTCGCATCAAAAATTATCAAAGATGCCGTTTCAAATATTCCAGAGAATGAAGAACTCGGTGAGAAGATGGTTGAGATCTGTCTTGTTATTCTTGCTAAAGCAGTTAAGCTAACCAAGACTGATATGGACGATCAACTTCTAGAGGTTGTTTCTAAAGCAATCCTTGCTAGAGAAGAAGAGACAGAAGAATTGGAAACTTCTAATGGATAGATTGTAATTACAAATTTATAATCGGGGGAGCATGACTCCCCTTTTTTTGTAAATTATAAATATATAAAGAATAACACACAGTACTTTTAGGGAGACCAATGGCAATTCTCGGAAAAATTGATGCCGCGACCTTTGCTAACACTGTAGGAGTCACAGCTGCTGACGCTACTGTTACAAAGAACGCCGCAGATAGCGTGGATGTAGGAGACATCCTGGTTCTTGACGGTGTTTCGTATCTCGTCAAAGAAGTAACCAGCACAACTGCAATTGAACTGCATAAAGTATACGCTGGTTCTACTGACAATGCACTTGCTGGTGCAGTCCGTCGTACTGCTCCTAAGGCAGTTGCTGATTATGTAGTAAAGGGTGGTGACAGTTCACCTGGAGAACTTATTTTTGCAGATACAACTGAGGCAGCACTCGCTGTAAACAAAGATCGTGGTATTTGGGGTCCTGGTTGGTGGCTCTATAAGACCTATGATGTTGGTGGCGACACCCGTCATAAGGCAGAATGTCTTGCACATCTGAATGTTGCTGTTGGAACTTCTGGTGACTTCACCGATGATACAACTGCTGCTGATGCTCTCGCTGTTATCACCATCGGTACTCAACCTGCCGCTGCTTCTGTTGCTGCTGGTAACACTGCACAATTTACTGTTGCTGCAACCGTTACCACTGGTTCTGGAACACTTGCATATCAGTGGCAAGTAAGCACTAATAGTGGAGTTGATTTCGCTGATGTTACTACTGGTGCAAATGGAACAACTGCTACATACACAACAGCAGCAACAGCCGCTGGTGACAATGGTAATCAGTACAGATGTAAAGTTACCACCGACACTGGTGCCGCTGAAGTAGTTTCCTCCGCCGCCGCCCTAACTGTTACCTGATAATTAAATGAGATTTGATGAACTGAACGAAGAAAACTATATCTTCTTTGCAATTAAACATTACAACAATCCACATTGTACTACAAGAGAAGAGTTTGATGAGGACTTAAAGAGGTTTAAGTATGTCAAAAAATTGATACGAAAGTATCTAAATTCTGACGTACTTAAACATCATCTTATCCTTAATCATTTAATCTTACTTTTTAACGTATTTAATGATGCAACAGTACCGCTGTTGTTTTATAAAATTGATAGTAATTGTTGGCCAGTAATCAAATCTTTTTTGTTATATCTTAACAGAATGCCAGAGAATTATCTGGAGGGTCTTAAACCAGATGAGAAATGTTTAGAAGAACTAAATAGGATATGAAGAACATCAGAAAACTTCTACAACAAGCGAGATATAAAATGTGGGAAGAACCAACTAATTCAGTTGGTACTGGTGCTAATGTTGCACTTCCTCCCGCACATGAACCTCCTGGTATTCCTGCCAGTAAGAAGAAAAAAAAGTATGATGGTAGAACTAAAGCAGGTCGTAAACTTGTAAACCGTATTTTATCCAACCGAGACAAGCGAGCAAAGAAAAAAATGGCACAAGAACAACACATTATTGAGGCAGACGATAAGAAGGAAGGACCTTCAGAGACTGAGCGTGCTCAGAAACAGATTGCCCAACAAAAGAAACTGAACAAGCAGAAGGAAGTTCAGAAGAAAGCGCAGGACGCCAAAGGCAAAATGCAGAATAAGACTAAAGAGATGGACACCCTGATGAAGGCACGTCTGTCTGACTTTAGAAAGAAGGCTTCTAAGAAGCAATCTTCACTTCAGAGACAGACTCAGGAGAGTGTTGAGATTGAAGAGGCAGCAGGTACACAGGCACCAGGCGTAGAGATCCTTGGCACCCTGATGAAACTTGCTCAGGAAGAAACTTATGGAAACCGTGAGATTGAGGGTCATCTTCAGTTTAGAGATGGTCGTACTCTGAGAGTCAACAGTGATGTTGCTAAGAGAATGGTCTCCACCTTTGAAGCACTTGACGCTGCTCGTCAAGACCAGTATCGTTTCCTTATGAATAAGAGTGTTGAATCTTTCCTGCAGATCATGAGATTTGATCCATCGCAGGTCTAACATGCCCTTCGGTCTTGGTAGATTAGCAGTTTTAGAATCAAAACTTGACATTTATGAAGATCTCTCCAAAGAGATGCTTGACAAGCTTGAAAGAGCAGTAGGAACAATCTCTGATAACAGTAATAAGATTGCTGTTATCTTGGAGCGCCATGAGAATAGACTAGATGAGAGTGAGAGAACTGACAATCTCATCATCAAAATGATTGATGAGTTAAAGGAACAGGAAGATAGGAATCATAAAATTCTGCATGAAAGAATTGATAAAATACAGAAGAAGGTAGACTCAAATCAAAAGTTTGTAGTAGGTGCAGGTGCTGTGCTCGCGACACTTGGGGTTATTGCACAGATCGCATTCCCTGTTTATAAGACCTTGACACCCTCTGCTCAATCTGTTAGTATGAATGCAATTGACGCGAATCTACCTTATGATGTTTCTTGATGCGAAGTATATTAATCTTGTTTCGCCTCAGTTAACTAAGTTTGCAAAAAAGAAATCAGACCTGTATACATTCAGGTGCCCCTACTGCGGTGACTCTCAGAAGCATCGCAATAAAACTAGGGGTTATTTTTATCGCAAGCGTAATGACTTCTTCTACAAATGTCACAACTGTGGCATCGGTAGGACGTTCACAAACTTCTTGAAGGATCAGGCACCCCTGCTTCATGACGAATACATCATGGAGCGTTATAAGGAGGGTCTGACGGGCAAATCTAG